ATATATAAATATGTCGGAGTTCTAGTCCATTTATACGATACGAATCATGCCTTATTCGATAAGCTCAGCATATTCGGTCGGGATTTAGACTATCGTCAATGCTCTTTTCATTTAGATGATTGGGACTTTATTGAAGTTTTTAATAAATCACTTGCGAATCAAATCGCACGTGGCTTATGTGACAGAATCCCTGAGGATTGTGCAGGAATTATTGAAGAGTTTTTGATTGGCGTGGGTTCTTTGGGCGCGGGTTCTTCTACTCCGCACCGTTATCCTCTTCGTTAGCGTCTGGACTTTCTTGACTTGGACTTTCTGGACTTGGACTTTCTGGACTTTCTGGAGATAGGACATCCAGGTATACATTCAGGTTCTCTAGGTTGAAATCTCTTCCATGAAGCATATACAATGTGACGTAATCGCATAAACATATCGTAATCATATGACTCAATACAAGATTCTATATAATCTAATAATGAATCCTGCTCTTCTTTAGGTAGATCTAATATACGTTTTTTAAGTGTGTTAATATCTTTGCCAATTGGTCCATAGAGTTCTTTATTTGAATTGCCTTTATTGTTAAAATTTTTCTTGGTCATATAGGGGAGTTCGGCAATTTTTCCATATTTAGACATTTGTTCGCTATAGTCAAACATACGTGCTTCGTGTTCAGTAACAAGTATGTTAAACAGAGTATTTAATTTCGGATATTTTATAACATAACCAGTGGCTTCCCATTGAGATTCTATATTCATATATGTTCTTGACATTCTAATATGACCCCGTAAAAATTGCGATGTGGATTGTGTAAAAGGGATTACACACGCAATGGACAAACTGACTTTCCATGTTTTAACGACCAAAGATCGAGCTGCAGTCATTCCCCTATTTCAGAAATGCTTTGAGCTTCCTTTAGAAGATCTGGACATTTCGTGGAATTATCGGTCTCGCAAAGATTCCTACGGATTCTGGAAAGGTGGCGACTTGGTCGGTTTCGCACTCGGCTCATATCATCGGCGATCTGGCGGCAGCCTCTATATCGATTACTTCGCACTGGATGAGTCTGTTCGAGGAAATGGACTTGGAACGCAGATTCTCCAGGCATTTCTGGCGAACTTCGAGGGCAGTGTCCATCTCTTTCCGATTTCTGAGACGATTGCGGCTTGGTATAGCCGCAATGGATTCCGCAAATCAGGTGGTGGCTATTATGTCTATAATACGATCGGCCTGCGGTCACAAGCACACAAACACACACAAACACTACGCAAATAAACAAATCATCCTCTTACACACATCATAGACATCTTGAATAGATTCCTCATCAAAACCTAGAAGAATCGCCTCCGCACCGAGACGAATCTGACGACCACTGATCCTCCCCTCATCCTTCCATAGCGGCATCCAGAATTCTAAAAGTTCCTTGAGAGATGCTTCCTTAAAAGGGAGGACTTCTTGAGCTATTTGTGTCAAAGGGCGTTTTTTCTGGTATGCTTCGACCTTGAATACCTTGGCTAACTCCTGCATTTCTATGGCACAATCTGTGAGATCGTCATATAGAGATTCGAGAAGAGTTTGTAACTTTTTGGTATCCATTATCTGTTTAATGTCTTGTTTGTTTAGGGCGAAAGCCCTGCTAAGATGCGATTAAACTGATGGGATGATTTATTTCTGCCATAAATGTCCAGGCCTGTGATTCTAAGCTTGACACATCAACAATAAGATGTGCCGGCAAAAACAATAAATTCCCCTTTCTAACCCGGATTTCTATGAATTGTAATTGGCTCAGCAAGGGAGTATCATGGAGACTCAAGCTCGAGAAACTACGTGCCATCCATATCGAAGGAAGATAGGGAATCATTTTCTGGAGCATAATCTTGACCGAAGCAGTTCCTTGGGTCGGCATCAGAACCGTTTGGAAGGCCGTTGTTTTAAAGAGACCGCGTTTAAGAGGCCAGAGACTTGTGTTAAAGGAATATATGAACTGTGTATACGGGGATGGGAGAAGCTGCTTGTATAGATGATGTTCAAACCAGATAGATAAGCCGGCTTCCTTGGCCAAATGTCTAGCAGTTTCTAGCGGGATCGTTGAAGTCTGGATGACTTGCCTCAGAGTTTGCGTGGGGGTTGCGAGAGAATCGAGAATTCCTCTTTTCTGAAAGCCTTCCTCAGTGCCTAAATCGGGTGTTTGGAAGTCACTCACGACGATGGGGGAACGATCGACGTAGAGAGTCGGAAGCTCAGAAAGTCGCTGGCCGTCCAATTGTAGGATTTGGAATTCCTCATTGGCTTGTTTGTAGAATAGCACTGCTATAAAAAACAAGACAATTATGAATAATAAATATTCAATCATTTAATTATTAGGGATTTGTTTGGTGCTTTGAGAAATCCGCGATTAGTGAAACGGGCTAGTGAAACGGCTGGCCTAGTCGTAGACGGCTGGCCTAGTCGTAGAAAGTCTAGTTCTCCCTTTGGCCATGAACAGGCTGTGTGGGACTCTTGACGAGATCAGGGCGTGTAACTGAATAACGCTCCTGCTTCGTCGCATTATTGAAAAGACTGCCTGAGCGAGACCAGGCATCCTCTTGGGCCTTTGAACGGCAATCATAGTCGTTATTTCTCATACATGCCATCGGGAAAGAGAGTTCCTCGACAAATCTGGAATTTGGCTTTCTGCGATCAACCGTCGAGTTGGGGCGGAAGAGATTGCCAGATAATGGTGCCTTGTATTGATCAGCATCACATGTCCCTAGAGGGCGATCTAGGCGACGTAGCTGCGACTCGTTATCGATGGCCTCACGATAGCGTGAAGGTGGGTAGACAACACCGCCTGACGGCATTACCATGTTATCATTGGGACGAGGAGCATCCTCAAACTCCTGCGTCGTCACATAGTTCATACAGATCTTCGTCCATGGACGGGGATCGAGAGGAGTAGCTAGCTGGACTGCGGGGAGTGTTCTGCGGATTATATTCTCTGCGTCCCAGTGTGAGCGTATACAGACTGGAGGGAAGAGATTAGGATTTTGTGTGGTGGCATCCTCGAATGGAAATACAGAAGGACGCTCTGCTGGACCAAGTGTCGCCGTCAATGGTGGTCCTTGGGGAGGACCGTTCCATGGAGGAAGCTGTCTCATTTGCGGAGGTAACTCTGCCATCTACCCTTGTTCTATATTATGTTTATTGCGTTTGTTGTGTTTGTTGTGTTTATTTTCTAGGACCTGTGGCACCTGTGGCCCCTGTTCCACCTGTGGCACCTGTGGCACCTGTTCCACCTGTGGCACCTGTGGCTCCTGTGGCTCCTGTTCCACCTGTGGCTCCTGTGGCCCCTGCTCCTGTTCCCCTTCCTCCTGGTGCCCCCCAAGGTGCCGGCGACATATCAGATTCACTCATAGGTGTAAAAGGCATTTTCGTCGGTAGAACAGGTATCTCATACCGTTCTGTCAAGGTTATAGTCATATCCCAGTCAGAATCATTATTATTAATAATAACGCCATTCGTATCTAGCCACTGGAACTGGAGATTTGTGAGACGATTCAATGGCGGTGAGAAGACTATCGGATTATGAATGAAGGTCGTCGCATTTCCGCCAAAGGTCGTTAGCAAGAGCTTACAATAATACTGTTTCGTGGCCCCAGTCGGCTCTCTCGACATCATATAATTCTCCTTTGACCCAGTATCGATGCCGTTTATATTAAATTCTTGATTGAGTTTCAAATATATATACTCTTCCTGAATCTTGTAGAAACTCTGAGCGGTTTGGTAGGTCGACATGCCCGTATCAATCTTCGCAAATCCGAGATTCCATCCAAGGCCCCAGTTGTCATCCAATACACTGTAGTTCGGCGTTAGATATGACTGCCATAGGACTTGGAATAATATAGGATCCGTAAAGCGGCTGCGTGCCAAAGCATTGGGTGGCAAGATATACTGCATATTTGTGGAAATATATAGATTCATATCATTTGTAAGAGTTGATTGAATTATCTGAAGTTTTACAGAATTTGTAGAAAAATTATTATATGTCGATACATACTGTCCCATAAAATCGGCGAAATTACTCGAACTGACTTTTACTCCTGGAAGGCCTTGAACAGCACTCGCACCATAATTTATATTACTGAACATAAAATTGCTATTAAATTGTAAGAGTGTCCCACTATAATTGGGGTTGAACTTCAATGTCTGGGCTTGTGTTAAAGGGATTTCTTCTATGAGATCAGTGATTGTTATAAATCCAAAGTCGTATCTACTTGGCAGATTGAATCGCAACATACACTGAAAGGATTCCGTTGGAAGATATCCACGAACCGCAAGATAGGTAAAGGCGTTTGAATCCGTCGCGGGGCTTTGGCTTGTATCCTGGAGGGGGACATTTAGCAGATAAGAATTAAAATAGTATCCACTAAAAGTCACGTCGCTTGTCAAGAAATTCTTTTCCAAGCCCCAATTATTTGATATATCCATTATCATAGAATCATAATTTGAATAGGAAAACATACACGTGTGAGGCCATTCTGGATATGTCATACCCGTTAGATCTGTAATATTGGTGGAGCTATTGCCCAACTTTCTCATCTCGATTTTCATGGTTGGGAAAAAGATCTGCCAGGCGAGGCCGAGAGCGATTGGAGAGTCGAATGCGTCATTACGATTACCGAAGACATAGGGAAAGGTGTCTGATATTAGCCACTTTGAACCATAGTTGCCGCCCATTATCCGCTTAGGAGTAACTAGCTGATTTGATGAATTCACTATAGTTTGAATTGAATAATCGACAAATGTATTACTGGTGTAGGGGGCCGCTTCCTCACTATAGTCACGTATTCTGTAAAAAATATTAGGATTATAATTACTATTTGTAAGAACAACTTCTTCGGCTCCTAGATTGAGAGTTACCAACATTTGTGTGTAATAGGGAGCCAGTTGAACAGGAGTCGTGTCTAAGTTAATTAAGTAGCCATTGCTGCTTGAGACAATACTTCTCTCAGCCGTGGGGTCAAGAGGAAAGAGACGGAAATTTGAGAAGCCTTGTGTGTTTTGTGTGTTTTGTGTGTAATAAGTGAAATATAGATTCTGCCCGCCAGGAGGCATTTGAAGCTCAGTATATGAGGCAGTATATGTATAAGATCTGTAATTTGAATCACTTGTGTCAAAGGAGTATGTGGGTGTTCCTGCCAATACAACGTCTTCTGTATCGACCACCTTTGCCGTGTAATACCAGCCATTTGAGTCATTAAAGACAAAATGCTGTAGACTGTAATTCGAACCAAAGATATAGTTTGAATTGACAGGCAGTTCAGTTACTACTCCTAGGATTGGATCATAGATCTTGAAGCGGAGCTGGTAGGCCTGTGTGAGGCCAACAAAGACAAAGTTTGATAAATTGCCACTCACCGCAATAAGCGATGTTCTTTCAATATCTGGAAATATTTGTTGTAATCCGATTTGACTGATATATGTGAAATCTCTATCTGGCAATGTGAGATTATTGACCGATGTGTAAATCTTATAGGAGGCGAGTGCGAAAGAGTCCTTTTGAAATAGCATGTAGCCAGTTATCCAGCTCGAATTGGAATCAAAATATTGCCTGGAATTATACACAGATGCGTGAATATAATCAGGAACAACTGGAAGGCTGGACCAGGCTGAGAAGCCATTCGGATCAGATACGATATTTTGCTGCAGTTTATAATGAACATGGCTATTCACAAATGGTATAGACTGCTCATATTGTGATACACTCTGTGCAGGATCTCCATAAAAGACAGGTGGTCCGAAGATTGTGCTAGCGAATAGTGGCGATGCTACTACCATATCAGCACCCGTTGGTGAAAGAGCTCCATCATAGAATACAGATGATGTGGATATCGCAGAGCCATAGGGATATGGGATAGGCGTTCCAACAATATTCTGAAGAGCAGTTACAGTAACATTTGTAAGATTCGCCGCCGTGACTGGTGGAGGTGGGTATGACCAGGAGCTGAAGTCGTTGAGTGTGAAGGCGAGAATTGAATAGTATGACGATAAATCTGTGATGAGTTGTCCAGGAGTCTGTGTAAAACCGGTAATTGTTGCGTTAGACCGTGATACGAGAGATGTGTAATTAGAGAATGTATAATATGTGCCAAAGCCAGAATCGAACCCCAAGTTTGTGGTGGCTTCGGTATAGGTTTGCTCAGAAACCTTGAGAAAAATACCGATGGCGTTACTGAGCTTGGCACTCGTCACTGCATAACGGTAGATTTCTGAGGTGTAGAAAATCGCCAAGCAATGGACATTCTTATTCATATTTCCTGGATCGCCTGGTTTGGTAAAATTCGTCTTATATGTGAGTCGGTCCACTGCCCACAGCCCGTCGCTGGGTAAGAAGGTAAATCCACATAGTCCTTCGCCAAGATTTAGAGGGTCGCCCTTGGACGGTTCAGAAATATACTTATAACCGCCGAGAGGGATTCCTGTCGTAGATATGTTATATGGTGGAAGATTCGAATTTATGCTGCTGTTTGAATAAGAGATATTTCCTGTATCGTGAATATAGACGGTGTTATAATACTGTGCGAACTTGTATTGCTTTATTGGGACAGTAGTTGGAACATATTTAGAAATGGCTTGTTCAGTGAATATAACATTGGCGGTTCCTGGGTCAAAGTAGGTATTTGTAATATCATTGTAAGGCGTGTTGAATTGAAAGACATAGTTCGTTATAGGGTCAACTCTGTATGTTGCCAGAGGGTTAATAGTGGAGAACTGGTCATATGGAAAGAAGGGAATATAGTCAGTTAAGTCAGTAGATACACCGCTCAAATCATAGCCGATTGGTGTTATAAAGTTACTCAGATTGAAATTGACGAAAGAGTTTGCAGGAGTGTTCGATGCCCACAGAGTAGACACTATGGGTAGGCGAATAAAATCCGGATCTGCCTCAATGGCCGCGTAGTAATTGGAAAGCTGTTTAACGGGGTCAATTAATGGGTTAATCGTATTAGCAGTAGTCAGAGTGGAAAAGTAAGTATTTGCCATAGATGGAACAACTTGATAGAAGGTCGCTGGAGGAGATATGACAGAGGGACGAAAAAGTGCGTAGTAGGTTTGGCCTGCATACGCATTAATGGTAAAGCCGTTTGATAAACTATTTGCACCGACGATGGTGCTCTGTTTAAAATTATAAGGGCTTTCGTTGCGTTTCCCCACAGGACTGACATCGGCTGCTAGTGCTGCGATGTCGTGATACAAGAATGCATAATAATCGATGGGGAAAGTATTACTAGAATAGAAGTTAATGTTGAGTTCATATTTGTGTATATTTCCATCAGCCACGTTATTTACGTAGGGTGCTCGGATCTGGTAGACGCGACCGTTTGAGTTGGAAATATTGATCTGTTCGCTTATAGAACCCCAGTAGCTCAGAGAAGTTTGGAATGTCGTTCCGAAATTCTCCGAAGGGTTGCCATATATATCATTCGACCACCCATAGATCGCATTGAATGAAATATCTCTATTTAACATATTGCTGCCGGCCATCGTATTGGGATCTGGGGCCACGTAGCAATAGCTCACATCAAACAGAGTATCCAAAGGATATGCGACATTATTAGCGGTATCCTTATTCCAAACAGGATATCGGAAATTTGTCTGTCTGGGGAGAGTCTCCACTTGTAGACTCTGGCGGTATTGTGATCTGAATTTAAAGATTGTATACTTATTCGCTTCGACATTTACCAAGATATCACCGGATTTTCTTCTGTAATCCGTGTAAATATAACCATTCGAATCAATGAAATTGCGATTTAGTTGAATATTTGACTCTGCTAAACTGTAAGGGAAATTCGATGAAATTGGGAAGGGATCGATCGTTGTTCCCATGTTTAGTTGAGCACCTTGACGACCTGGCATATTCGTCATATAGGGCCAATAAGAAGGTGCCTGTGTTTTATATTCATTCATAATATCAGTTGTTTTCGGGGTATTTGATAGATTATAGCTATATGATACGCCAAAGGCATTAATTCCTGGGCGAAGAATAAAGCTGTTATTTGAATTCACATAATATTCACCGGAATAAGTTCCATAATCCACGGCGAAGTATTTTGCGAAGGCGTTTTGTAGAGTTGTATACATCTGTTGATAAACGGCACGAGTAGCAATTACAGTATTTGTCAAATTATTATACTCGGTCAGACTTAGACCATTGGCAGTGATCTGTTGACTCAGAATTGCATTATACTTGTTTACAAGATAATTCGATAATGATGTATTCAGACCAGTTGCTTGAATTGTCACGCGGTTATTGGCGGGATCGGTGGTGCAAGAATATTGATTCACGAGACTGTAGCGAAATGTGTTATAGAGGCGATATGTATCAAGAATTGCGGTGATACTAGTATTATTCGTGAAGGATTGAATGATGGGGTCATCGATACCTGTGAAAAAGTAAAGGATGTAGTTATAGAAATCAATTTGATTGCCAGAAGAATCGAGATAGGCAAGGCTGAAAGATTTCTCATTCCAAGTAACCGTGGTTCCAGAAATGCTAGTATTAGTGTCAAGTAAAATCTCCTTTAACACAGGATAGTAGTAGGCCACAAGAACTTGTTGTATTGTAAAAGTGCTATTAAGAACATATCGAGATTGGAAGTAATATGAGCACATTGTCTCACGAGTAGGGTTCGGTATATATTTTTTACTGAGAGAATCGTAGTAATTATCTCCAGGCTCATTGAAATTCAAGGACATGTCGCCAGATATAGGGAAGATACTGGCAAAATCGGAAAAGCCGTTTATGAAATCGTAGAACTTTGGAGTTCTGTTTAACTGTAGTTGGAGTTCTGACATGAGTGAATTAATATCATAAGAGCCATTGCGGATGGTGTTTATTGGTTTTAGGGGGACGGTTAGTGTGCCTTGTGTGCCCTGTGTGCCTTGTGTGCCTTGTGTGCCTTGTGTGCCTTGTGTGCCTTGTGTTAAAGGGGTTGTTGGTATGGTGGGATTGTATATTATGCGGTCTTGCTCATAAATCTGTAGGGAGACATTGCACTTCGTTGTATTAAAATAGAAGAAGGCAGAAGTGAGATTAATTTGAGCGATACTGAAGCCGCCGATATTATTATATACTCTGGGAAGCATGAGTCGACAGTCGGTGGGTTGGGGGAAGATATTCTTATCTCGATCGAGGGATTGTAGAATTATGACAGTGGGCACATCGGTGCTTTGCATTTTTATGGGTTCGCCGGAAGCTACAGCGAGCGGATAGGGTCCATAGACGTTGTTGTCGATGCGATTCACGGCATAGGTGTCGTTTTGTTCGATCGTTTCAAAGGTGGGACCGGCTGCTAGGTATGTGGAAGGCCCCTTGAGTGCTAGGGCGAGTGCTGCGAAATCTGGGCCTTGTTGTGGAGTGCCATTGATTCTCTCGATATCGGCTTCAGAGATATCTGGACCGGCATTATCGGGCCGTGGGCTTTGTGGTGGCGGGCTATAGCTTGTATCACTATCGGCATCAGATGCTTCTGAATCTGATGGAAGATAGGGTCTATAATATGTTTCTATAGGATTCTGGCTCGACGCCATCTACCGTCAAATCTATATTTTAAGAACACTAGTTCTTAAAATATAGATTTTCGGAAATGATGTTAAGCATCACAATTTTAAGACCGCCGAACAAAGTGAGGGGGCTTAAAATGGGGTGCTTAACATTTCTTACTTGGATATTGGATGTTTAGGTTCCGTGTTAGAAGATAATCAATTGTTGATTGCTGGGCCTTTATTCCTTCAATTAGAAGTGCAACTATATTGCCATATGCGACTGACTTAAATTTGTCGTCACTCATATCTGTCATTACGACTTCTGGAATAATTTCTTCCACTTCCTGAGCAATCACGCCAACCTGTCGAGTGGGCTTCGTGGGCTTCGTGTCTATGTTATCAGAATCAGTGCGTGTATAATATACTCCACGCATCTTTAATATTTTCTCAAGTGGTGAATCAATTGTTACGATATTATCCTTTTTTCTTATATCTGACTGTGCTGTTACGTTTCCACTCGCGACAATATCTCCACTCACAAAAAGAGAATAAGAAGCATTTGAAGCGGAATTAATGCCAATTGTGCCTACACTATTAATTCCTGGTATACTGCCACCACCACCTTGAAAAACAGCCCCGTTACTATATAAAATCCCAGTGAAGTTGATATTAGTCGCTGTTAAACTTGAGAAGACTGAGAGGCCACCTTGGATCTGAACGGAACTGTAAAAAGCCGCTTGCCCTATTGTCGATTGATAGGATGTGGTCAAAGAAGCCATGAAGGTGTCATTCGAGATTCGATTAGTTGCATTTCCGAGGAAATTATTATAGGGAGCGATATTGAGAACATTTGATAAGGTTGTAACACCTTGCACATTTACGGCACCTGAAAAGACGGCTGTTCCACCATTTGAAAAAGAGCCATAGTTCGAAAGATAGCCTTGGCCTTCAGATGGCCCTACCGTGAGAGTGTTTAGAACATTTCCTATATTCGCATACAGAGATCTGGTTATAGTTGACGTGCCGACTACGAGTGAACTCCGTGCGAAGATATCTTGAGCAAATCCAGCGTTCGAGAATACAGACATACCAGCTCTTACACTTAAATGTTGTGTATCAATCGTCGAACCAACAGCGAGAACATTGGGCGTGCTTATACGACCACCTATATTCATGGAACCACTTGTTGAAAAGAGACCAGCGACAAGCATTGATGCACTGACATTCAGGCCGAAGCCAACAGTGTTTGTTACTGCAAATGTGCTGATAGCGGTGGAAAGAGTTACTGCTATATTCTGAACCGTCATGCTTCCTCCCACATTCAAATTCTGGGAAATATTTACGAAAGATGATACCGATAGTTGTGAGGCAAAGTAGCCAGTATTTGCGACTAG